GCCCAATTGTAATCAGCCGGATTTGTACTATCTGCCTGTGTGAAGTCGCTATAGGTGCCAATGTACTTTTTGCCATCGCCACCGGATACCGTGAACCCACTTTGACCACTTACATCATTCGCCCAAGCAGTGTGGAAATAGCTTGTACGGCCATCAGCGCCCTTTGCACCCGGAACACCGTCAGCACCATCTTTTCCCTGAATAAGCGCCCAATGGCCAGCGTAATCAGATGGATTGTCACTTGGAACGGATGTCTCATTTGACCAAACGATTGCCATATACTTCTTGCCCGTTGGGAAGGCACTCATATTGGTGCCTTTATCGTCATCGGCATAGCGAAGCCAAGGATAGTATTGAACGGTTTTTGAGATATTCGACATCTGGTTGGCAAGCTCACTGAGGCGTTGGTCAAAGCTGACTGTTTCATGAGCGAACTCACCCAAAGTAAGCTTGACAGAATGGTTAGCACGGCTGCGCTCAATACTCAATACCTTGGCCGACAAGAATAGTTGCTGGTTTTCATCGGCGATATGGACGGTTTGATTCAGTGGTACGTATGGTGAGTTAACCAAATCAATATCGTACGTTTCGTTCGGATGATTGTATTTCTTCAAGTCTGCCAAAGCTGCTCGCAAAAGTGCCGCCTGCGATTTTGAATCAAACGTTTTAACCCTATTCCAGTCAGACTGTGTTGGGTTAGGGTTGCTGTTGCTTAACAAACGTGAATATTTCTGCACAGCAATGGTGTCATGCAAAAATCCGTACTGATCAAGCACAAACTGTCCCGTTGGATCAGTCCACTTGTAGCCGATCAAGTTAATTGGATCCTGATTAGTTGATCCATCCGTACTTTCTGGAACCGCTCCATAAGCCTTGATCGATGTTTCCATGTCATAGGTATCGAGATGCGTGACGATATTGTTGATGTCCTTATTCATTTCAAAGGAAATCAAGCTGTCACCGGCCGTTTCATGCCGAATGTTAATGACACGCTTAACCAAGTTGGTTCCAACAAACTCAAAGCCAAAGCTAAGCACTGCATCAAAATCTTTTGCCACGGCAATAATGCGAGCCAGTGAAGTTGCTTCCTCAGTCCACTCAAGTGTTCGAACATTGTCAGGAAATTCGTTGATGCCAATCTCCCAGCCAGAATCATTTGTAAACATGAGGATGTATTCAGCAATCGTATACGGTTTGTCGGCCTTGAAGGCGCCAACGGTTTCGTTAATCAAATCATTACCCGCGTCGCTGGCAACAATTGAGTGAATGTGGCCTAGTGAATCATGGTCAACCGATTCAATCACCATTTGGTGAGCGTTGCCTTCTTCATCTTGATACATGATGAAGTTGGTTGCTTTAGCCATCTCATTGACTGCTTGTTCCTGATCAGTCGTGAAGTGAATATCAAGAGAAAGCTCGACCGCAGGACGATTGTCAACACTTTGTGTTTCTATATCGTTGTCAATTCGCCATTCGCCTTTGCCATCAGTCGACCCAACACCCAAAATGTTTGATTTTCGATCTGCAAAGTAATACTCCATTTATAGCCAGGCCTCCCTTATCTCGACTTCACACGCAAATGGTTGTGCCCAGCTCGAGGGCGTGATAGCAATCTCAGTATCGCCGGGTGGCAGTTTGAACCGCTCCCATTGATTGCCAATAGCATGAAGAGTGCGGTTCTCAGACCCATTCAAATAGGTCTTAGCATTGGCAACATCGATGGTCAGTACCTCGCCATTTGAAAACCGGTTATTGATGTTTGTCCACCAACTTACGTGTTGCCAGTCAAATTGAACCGCAATCAATTTCATCGCAGCTTGTCCCCATGTGTTGTTGCGTTCAAACCAAACGGAAAATGCTTCAACGTTCTCACTAATCATGTCTGGACGAGTCAAAGGTGGCAAAGAGACGGTCATTTCACGACCACTTTTTCCATTCCATGGAGAGACTTCAAAATTAATGCTCGAGCCGAATTTGCTCAATCTAGCTTGCATTAACTTATCATTTGTGAATTTCGATCGATCAAGTGACACGGTTCCTACTTTCTGGTCTTTAACATAACAATCGACCTGAATCTCGTCTTTGACAGCATTGTTGTCTGTGACCACCATTTGATACTGAACTTTGCCACCAGCCTCAAGTGTTAACTCCATGCGGCCCAATTCGGACACTGTTGTCTCAAAATGGAGCATCATGGTTAAAGTGAAGTTGTTGTTGCGCGTATTTTGGCTTGTGGCGGCAATTGGTATTTTGGCGGCTGGGCCATTCCAATAATTCCCAGTTGAAGCATATGCAGGTTCCATATGCGGCCCGTTGTAGCTGTCACTGACATAATTGATTGATCCAGTCTGCTTGTTTGGTTTGCTTGAATCACCGCCCCAATTCGGATTGTTAGTGGCTGATTGATTGTATATCGTGCCGGATATTGGTGCTGAGAAATTTCCGTTCAGCCCTTTCTCTGACACATCGGTGGTATATCCATCAATTTCTTGCGTGCCAAATTGGAGAATACCCGGGCGATCATTGACAAGCCCAACCATACCGTTATCAGCGTGCATAGTTGCCGTAATAACTGGCTCAACAGGATAAGTGCCGCCATTGTGAACCATGATTGTGTTTGCGTAGTATGCTGCGTCTGCTGGGTTAGGTGACCACGTAGAGTAAGTGGTTCCTTCCTCTAACTTTGCTTTGAGATATTGATAGGTGCCAACATCCGTTTTTTGGAAGGCCCACGCAAGTGTCACCTCAATCTGAGCTGCTCCAGTCGTCCCCGGGTCAGGCCATGTGCAGACAATCGTGCTGCGCTGATTTGCTCCCATTTGTGTGGTCACAGGAAACCCAGCCAGTGATATCCGATTGCCATTGATGTCATTCGCCCAAAGTTGGAAACTGACAGCAAAATCAGCCCGCCCAAGCAAGACCGTAGCTGCATACTTTTTCCCAACGGTAGGATTGTTGAACGATCCAAGCTTTTTAACATTCCATCCCGACCCTGTGACTGATACTGGGTCAGCGCTTGTGCCTGCCATGAGATTCAGTGGGATATCCTTATAAGGCATATTGTCAAACGTCTGTGTGGCTACCGAGTGTGCGATGCCATCGGGAACAAATAAAGTGAACGAAGATGTGATTGCATTTCTGCCCTTAGGAACATCGTCAACATCTGTGAGCACGGCATTCCAGTACACAGACAAGTCATCATTGAACGAAACCTGATGAGTGTCACCGTGCAAGATGCCACTTAGCTTATAGAAGGCGGTGCGAAATGCCTCATCATCATCAGCAATAAGCTGATAGCCAACAGTTATCTCGCGAGATGGGTTTCGAACGTATTCAAGCGTTTCCCCATCAGATATGCCTATGGCATTGCTAGTAGCAGATTGCTTAAGAAGCTCTCGTCCACCAACTTGCAGCGTCCTATATCCGGGCACAAGATTCTCAATGTATTGTCCATCGATTAGCATCGCTTCTGCTGGAAGCTGATTATCATCTGCACCCGTGAAGGGCGTCGTTTCTCTGAAATCGTACAATTAGACTAGCCCCTTTCGATAATTGCTTACCTTTGTCAAACGATTAAGCTCTGTTTGCATTGGGTTTGCGGTTGCACGAGCAACCTCTCGGCCGTCAATGTACAGAGGAACCTCAATCGTTTGCTTGCGAGTGTAGTTGACATCAAGATTTGAGGACAAGGTTGCACCCTGAACACTGCTATTGAGCGCACTCACGGAAGAACTGAATGCAGATGTATCGACTGCTGGAATGCTCATTGCAGTTGCCGCTGTCATTGCATCAACCGCGTTTGTGATTGGCTTCATGTTGTCAGTGATACCAACAGCAACACCGGCAGGGATATACTGGCCAACCTCTTGTGCCATTACTTTAGAAGGCGAATGAATGCCAAGAGCTCCTTTAACCTTGTCAACAATTCCCTTTGCAACAGATACTGCAGCATTCCAAGCTTTGGCTGCCATGTTGCCAATTCCTTTAACCAGACCCATGATTAGTTGACCACCAGCAGCGACCAAGTCATCTCTGTGATCCCAGACAGCTTTAGCAAGGCCAACAACAAGTTTCACTCCGGCAGCAAGAATCTTAGGCAAGTTATCAATTAAAGCTCCGGCAAGAGTTACAACCAATTGAATTGCACTACTGATCAATTTTGGCGCGTTTTCAATGAGAGCGGTGACCAACGCGATAACAAGTTGTACCCCAGCATCAATAATCTGGTCGATATTGTCAATCAAACCGTTCATCAATGCCGTAACCAGTTGGATAGCCGCATCAATAATCATTGGTAAATTAGCAATCAAAGCGTTAGCCAAGGCTGTGATTAATTGCAACGCAGCAGCAATGAGTTGATCAATATGCTGAACAAGCCCACTTACAATAGACATAATGATCTCCAATGCGGCATTCAAAATGGCGGGCAAGTTTTGAGAAATTCCCGTTACCAGTCCTTGCACAATTTGCATTGCGCCATTAATAATCTGATCCATATTTTGCATGAGCCCAGTTGCAAGTGTTTGGATCATTTGCATGGCTGCATTGATTAACATTGGGAGATTGAGAACGATGGCATTTACAAGCGCCATAATCAAATTTATCCCGGCCGACATTAATTGTGGCAGTGCTCCAACTAAGCCAGTTACCAGTGTCGTGATCATCGTGATAGCTGCGTTCAGCATATTTGCACTACCACCACCAGTTGTTAATGAGTTGACCAATGTGGTGATTATTTGAACGCCACCTGTAATGATAGCTGGTAAATTGGCCGTTATGGCCATAAGCAAGCTCGTAATTAGCGTTTCCCCAGAGGCAACAAGTTGGGGAATAGCACTAACAATACCAGCAACAAAGTGAGTGATTACTTGTGGGCCTTGAATGGTCGCTGTTTGTAACATCGCTTGAATTTGCGTACCAAACTGGTTATTGACCAAACCCAATCCAGCCACCAATGTTGCAATGATAGCCGCAGGACCGATAACTGACAATCCCATCTTCATTACTCCGGCCATTGCAGTCATGCCATTAGAAACGATTGAAGTACCTAGATCAAATGAGGTTGATAATCCTGTTGAGATACCCGACCCCAGCTTTGAAAACATACCGCTAAACGGTGCCAGCTTAGACGAAACAACACTCGTAATGCTTGAAAGCGAATCGCTAATCATACTTGGAAGCTCCCCAAAAGGATTTCCAATAGCCGACATTGATAAACCTTTTTTGAATGTATCGGCAAAAGACGTCACGCTGGCACTCATTGTAGGAAACTTTGAGGCTACTGAACTTGCGACAGAACCGAGCCCACCATTGAACATTTTGATGTGCGTTGAAGCACTTGCAGTGAAACCGATAACTTTTTTCATTCCGGTGCTCAAGGAATCAAAACCCTTAGGACCGACTTGTTCAACACCCTTTAAGGCTGAAACAAAATTACTGATTCCCTTTGGAGCGCTTTCGGTTGCTGAAACAAATCCCCGCACCTTACTATTCATTCCGTCAAAGGCGGTGCTAACTTTGCTGGTATCCGTCAATCCAGATAATGCTTTCGAGAATCCGTTGGCGTCTTTAGTGCCTAATCCGAGGAAGTTGTGAACAGCATTGGCCTGAGCCGCGAATCCTGCAAATCCGGTCATGGCTGGTCCAATAACAGTAGACAATCCAATAAAACTTTGAGCCATCTGTCCGAGAGACGAATTAGAATCATTTGCCATCGTCAGCACATTGTTGACCATGTTCAAAATGCTTGAATTGATCCCAGAATTTGCTTGCATGGCAGTATTGCGAAGTGCTTCCCAGTTACCACCAACTTGCTCAATCTTAGAACCAATGTTGTTTTGCATATCGCTGGCTTGCTGATTGAGGATGGCGTTAGCTGCTTGAGCGCTTGATGAAGCATCATTGATTGCCTTGCTCATTGCAGTCCAGCTTTGACTGGCATTGTCAGAATTGCTAGTCACCGAACGAAGCAACGGACCCATTGCCTTAAAACCAGCAGTGCCAAACATCGTAGTCAATGCGAGCTGCTTTTGCTGATCATTCAAACCGCTTGTCGCCTTAGCAACATCAAGCAATATTGTCTGCAATGGCTTCATTTTGCCTTGTGCATCGTAATAGCTGATTCCTAGACTGCTTGCCATTTCCGAAGCGGTCTTTGATGGCTTTATAATTCGCGTCAATGCAAAGTTCAAGTCCTGTGCAGCTTGTGCTGCTGGAACCCCAGAATTGGAAATCATGCCAATAGCTGTCGAGGTATCCTGCATATTGATTCCTACTTGGCTAGCGATTGAACCAACATCAGCAAACGCCTGCTGCATCTCTTCAATTGAAGCATTGGAGACGTTTGCTGTTTGAGTAAGGACAGCAGCCGCTTGAGCAGATGATCCAATACTGTCTCCCCAGATATTCATAGCAACTTGAACAGTGCCAGCAGTAGCTTGCAAATCCGCCCCAGCCGCTGTAGCAGCTTTAGCGATCGCAGGGAACTCTTCTTTGATGGTGCCCAGATTAGCCCCATCTTGAGCCATCTGAACCATAGCATCTGCAGCGTCTTGCGCACTCAATGGCAGTTCTGCGCCCATCTTGTTAGCGACATCGGCTAATTCACCAATGTTCTTTGAAGTGCCACCAGCAACGACGGCTGCCTTATTCAGGCTGGCCTCAAATGTACCAAATGATTTCAGCGATTGAACACCCATAGCGGTAACTGCTGCGCCAGCAACAGCCGTATACTTGCCCAACGAGGCAAGCCCGCTGCTGATTGAATCTACTGCACTGTTGGCAACTGATGACATGTTCTCGAATGTTCCCGAGAAGTTCTTGTCTACGGCCGATAAGATAGCCTCAACACTGTAACTATCAGCCATGTGCTCCCTCCTTTCTTTCTGATAACGGAATTATTTTTCCTTCGCGCTTCAACCTCTGAAATTCGGCCATCCGTTTTGCAAATATCTGTGCACGAGAATGCTTTAATTCTGTTTTACTCATCAGTGATATTTCATAATCCGGTTCATAACTTGAACGTACTTTGTCCACAATTTCGTTCTTGTCAAAGAAGTCATCAAACGTCTTGAACTTCGGCTTAGGATTCTTGCTCCCAGTTGTTGCCTGTACTTGCTGGTTCATCCATGCTTGCTGTGCAATCTCGTTCTGTCTATCGACTTGCTTAAGCTGATAGGCTTCCATACGCAGCTCATATTCAACAAGCGTCATACGTTCAATGTCTCGAATATTAGAAAAGCCTAGATAGGCTAACGAATTTAGCAAGATTTCGCGATACTGTTGCTCGCTTGTCTTACTGTCGTCCTTATCTAGGCTTTCATGTTTTTTGTTGCCGCTTTGACCGCGTTAGCAGATCGCATTTCTTCCGGAATCTGTTTAAACAGTGAGTCTAAGTCAGTCCCGTCTTCATCAATAAAGTCATCGACTTCTTTTGTGCTTGGCCGCTTTTTAGAAACGGCAGTTGCGGCATAGATGACATCTGAAAGAACCGCGGAGTCATAGGACCCTAGTCCAACTAAAGCCTTTGCGACCCCCATACCGAAATTAATTCCTTTAATGGAAGCCCCAATTGTCTTGTCGAGTTCGCGAACAAAGCGGACACCAAAGTTGAGCTCGTATTCTTTACCGTTAATGGTTAATTGCATGATTTAAAGTCCTTTCTTTTAAAGCCGCCCGGGTTTCACCCGTACTATGATTTTCTTAGGCGACTGATAGCAACTCAATCAGACTTTTATGCTCCAGTTCCACCTGCTGGTGCGGTATCAGCAGTGTTAGTACCTGGATCAATAGCCTTGTCCCAAACTGTGCCACCACCGGTAGCATCATTATCAGTGACCTTGCCGACCCCAAGGAATACGTAATCAACCTGTTCCTGAGTTTCGTCATCGAGCGTAGTCCAGCCGCGTTTAGGCGTACCGTTAACTGAGAATGTCACATCACGAGTCGAGTGATCGTCAGGATCGTTGTCGCTGCTGTCTTCTTGCACGGTTACTTGCATATACCATGCGTAATACTTGCCGTCAGCGTTCTTGCGTTTACGATAGAGAATCCAGAAGTCGAGCAACTCACCGTCAAACAGTGAGTCATACATTACGTCTGCAATTGCAGCCGTGTTGTTCAGGAACTCGACTTCAAGATCGGTACTTGCGGAACTGCGAGTTGCTACATTGCCGTCCTTGGTAACAGTGGAATTACTGTCAACAGAAGGGTCAAAGGAAAGCGAAGTCTGCCAAGGGATAACTTGGCCGCTAACCGTTGCTTGGTCGCTGTGTTTACGCGCCAAGGCGACAACGTCCATACCTTCTAGCACTTTCAATTCATTTGCCATGTTGTGGCCTCCTATAAAATATTTAGATTGAGTATCAGCGTGGCTCGGTTGAGAACCGTGTCAGGGACACTCTGGTCTTGTGTGAACTCTTTTGACTGGTCTTCTACACGTCCATAGAATCGGTAAT